AATGACCCCGGCAAATATCGTGAAGAAATACGGGTTCAGCGCGTCGTTTGTTGACGACTTAGTCAGCAAGAAGTTGAAGAAGACGCATAAAGATTCTGGGTATGCGAAGGACGTCGCACCAGTGTGAACCTCCTGTGCGCAGCGACCACGACGCGTTGGTACCCATTCCTAGTTTGGTTCCTGTCCACGAGGTACTGACCATGCTTCCAATCGCTGTATTGCTGTTCGCAAGCTGGTTCCATCACACTAAACCCGCGCCGCCTGTCGCTCCTGCCGACCAAGTAGACCCGCTCGACAGTGGTGACCCGGACCATCCGTGCGTGGTCTACAAGGAGTGGCCGGGTGTGTTCACGTTCGAGGGCGACGACGATACCACTGGATTTGGAGTCACTTGTACGTCGGCGAAAGAGAACTGGAAAGAACAGATGACGCCGAAGTGGAGCGCCAGGAACCTTGTATGATGCAGAAATTCTGGTTGTTTCTCTACAAGTACGCCGCCAAGAAACTGGTTGGCGGCAAGTCGCGGCGCTATACGGCCCATGAGCTGAACTCCGTGCTCGGCGGCGCTCGCAACCGCGAGGTGCTGGTCATGCCGGACGGATCCATCATCGCCGTCTCGGACTGAACCGCCATGCCCCCGATGAAAAAGACGAGCAAGAATCCCGCCAAGAAGGCGCCGGTAGAGTTCCATGCCACGCAGCGCCTAGAACACGGTTACGCGAAAGGCATCAAGGCGATCATCGGCCGCGTACTGGTAAAGCAGAAGCCGGAGCAGACGTTCAGTCAATGGCTGAACGAGCTCGCTCTGCGTTCCCGCATGCCAGACATACTGGCCGCTAGTGAGCTGCTGGCCACGCGCATGGTCCACGGCGCGCAGAAATCCAACTGGCGCTCCTGGCGCGAGGCGGCCAGCAGGTCGAGCCAAGCCGGCAAACTTTATCAACTGCTCGAGGCCGAGATGCGGGGCCCGACGGGCGCACGCGTCCAGCAACTGATCAGGGAGAATGCTTCGCTGATTAGTTCCCTACCACTCGAAGCTGCCACTACACTGACCAACGAAGTCACTAAGGCGCAGCAGGCCGGAGCTCGGCCGGCAACGATTGCCAAGATGTACCAGAAGCGGTTCCCCGAGCTGCTGCGCTCCAGGACGCGGCTCATATCCAGGACCGAGGCGCAGAAGGCCAGTTCGGCGCTCACCCGGGCGCGGTCCGAGGCGCTGAACCTCGAGTGGTTCGAGTGGGCGACGTCGCACGACCAGCGCACCCGCGCCAGCCACGAGAACCTGAACGGCGTGCTTTGCTCGTGGGGCGACCTACCGGATCCAGAGGCGCTAGTCGACGAGAAGCCGCTTGGAAAGTACGCGCCGGGCAACATATTCAACTGCAGGTGCCTCATCATACCGTTGCTCGCGTTCTCGGACGTCAGCTGGCCGCACCGGGTCTACCGCAACGGCTCCATCAAGACAATGACGCTCACGCAGTTCAAGCAAGTGGCCAGCGGCGACATCGCGGAGGCGGCATGAACTACCGCCTGCCGTACGTGACTCGGGTCTGCAAGACCCGCAAGAGGGGTGTTATGGCGCTGCGCATTCGTCGCCGTAGTAAGACGTTGCCTGACGAACGCAGACAGGTGGAGATACAAGCCGGAGACGTCATCCATTGGCGCGGCATGCTGATAGACGACGAGGTGCTGGAGGCCATTCTCAGCTCCAACAAGCGCCTGCTGTGGGCGTTCGTGAAGAGCGACGAGGGCGACGTCATGGCGGTGCCTTACAGCGAGACGAACGTAATCTGGATGGAGGAGACGGACATCCTGCCGGAGTCGGAAGTGGAGATTTGACATGAAGAAGTTCAGGATATACGCGGGCGGCAAGGAGCTAACCGTGGAGGCCGACTGCTACAAGCAGGTCGGCTGCGAAATCGTCTTTTACAAGGACAACGCGGCCGTGGGCCAGGTCGTCATGGACAAGGGCGACGTCGTGATGGAGGCCTCCGCCGTCAAGGACTTCGCGACGTTTTGATGCTGTACAACCCACCGGTGGAGTCCGGATGCAATGGAGCATGTATGAACCTATCTGAATTGCTGCATGGAAATAACAACGATCTCAGCGACCACGATCTGGCGCATCTAGCTGATTGGGCCACCGCATGGAAGGACAATACGCCGAATCCTTCTTGGAAGCGCGCATACGCGCTCATACGAGAGGGTGCGGATTTGCTGCTTCGGCGGCGTGCGATGTGCGCGGAAGTGTTTGAAAACCATGTTGGTCAGCTGCCGAGCGTCGAAGAAGAGCCTGTGTTGGAACCCGGCAGGGCGGTTCGTGTGCGGGGACAGCACACCGACGAGGTCTACACCATCAAGAACAATGAAATATCCAATAATTTGACGTTCTACAGACTAAACAATCTTTCTGGTCTATTCCTGCGCAGTTCGCTGGACGTACTTTAGGCAAAGATCGGGCGCAGTGACTTGTATCCTGCGCCCGGTGGTTCTAGGCACCACAACCGAAGCGGCGCAAGGGCGTTGTCTTGGAAAGGAATCCGATAGATGCCCAAGCCCCGCAAGCGCAAAATAGCGAACAACGTCGAGAAGCTGCTGGGCATCGGCGGAGCCACCACGGCGCAGGCCGCCGACTTGTTCTCCAACTCCGGGGCCCGCATGGGCTTCGGCACGCCGTCGCTCGGCCAGGGCGCCGAGTACAACCTCGTGCGCCTGTCGTACGACTATTGGAACCTGATCACGTTGTTCCGCAACCACTGGATCAGCCGCCGCATCGTCGAGGTGCCGGCGCAGGACATGGTCAAGGCCTGGCCGACGATGACCAGCGACATCGAGCCGAAGGATATCACGCGCATCAACCGCGCACTGCGCAAGACCAACACCAAGAACAACATCCTCACCGGCCTGACGTGGGGGCGCCTGTTCGGCGGCGCCGGCGGCCTGATGGTCATCGACGGCCAGGAGAACGAGCTCGACCAGCCGCTCGACCTCGAGTCCGTCAAGATCGGTGCGTACAAGGGCGTAATACCTTTCGACCGCTGGGCGGGAATTCACCCGAGCGGCGACGTGTGCACCGACATCAACCGGCCGTTGGACTTCGGCAAGCCGGAGACGTACGACGTCACGCCGGCCGGCGGCACGTCATTCCAGGTCCACTCCAGCCGCGTGCTGCGCTTCCTCGGGCCCACCGTTCCGACGCCTGAGGTTGAGGCGCAGTCGTGGTGGGGCATCTCGGTGTTGGAGCCGTCGTACGAGTCCATCACCATGCTGGACAACACGATGTGGAACATCCTGTCGCTAACGTTCCGAGCCAACCTGCTGGGCATGAAGTTCCCGGAGCTGGCGCAGATGCTGTCCGGCCTCGGCTCGTCGCAGATGGCGACGCAAAAGTTCGAGCAGCGCATGACGGCGCTCAACCACCTGATGAGCAACAACTCGCTTATCCCGCTGCCGGCTGACGGCTCTATAGAGTCGACGCAGTTCAGCTTCGGCGGTCTCGGCGAGATCTTCCAGTTGTTCCAGTTGAATTTGGCTGGTGCGGCGCAGATGCCGGTTACACGCCTGTTCGGACGCACATACAACGGCCTGGGTCAAGCTGGTGATGGCGACGAGAAGATCTACGAAGAGAAGATCTCCACTGATCAGGCCACATACCTGCTCCCACAGCTAGAGAAACTGTATCCAGTCGTCTGCATGTCCGAGCTGGGCGAGGTGCCCGATGATCTCGACCTGCTCTGCCCCTCCATCCGCGTGCTGGACGAGAAGGACAAGGCCGAGCTGGCCAAGGCTGTCGCAGACACCACCACGGTGTACCTCAATGGCGGCATCATGTCGCCGCGCAAGGTCGCGCAGGAAGTCAAGCGCACCAGCGACGTCACCGGTATCGGCTCCACGCTGGACGACGAGTTCATCCAGAAGCTCAGCGACGACGTGACTTCGGAAGGTGAGCTTGGCGAGGGCCTCTTCGGAGGCGAGGGCGCTGGTCTGGGCGAGGCCGACTCGCCAGCCAAGGCCATAAAGGCCGAGAACAAGACGGGCCAAGGCGAGGATCCTGACGAGCCGAAGGCGAAGCCAGAGGACAACGACGAGAAGAAGGGCCCAGAACTGGTCAAGAAGAAGGCTGGCAAGGCAACCGACATCGCTCCTGATCTTCCAGTACTGCCTACGGGGCTAAAGGTCGGCGAGGCATTGCTGTTCGGCGGTCAGACGCGCGTCGTCGCGTCCATCGGCGACGCCATTGAGGACCTGGACGGAAAAACAGCCGTCCCGGTTCGCTTCACGGACGGCTCCATCGTGGCGTACGCCACGGACGCTCGCCATGGCACACGACCACTGCGCAAGAAGGCGGAAGACACCCTCTCGAACCGTACGTTCAAGAGTCTTCAGACGGCCCAAGAATACGCAGAAGGCGCGGCCGATATTGAAGGAAAACCAGTCTATGTGGCAGAACTTTGGGATGGCCACAAACTTCAGCGGCTTGGCTACAAACTTAGCTTTGCTGGTGAAGGTAGTGTGTACAAGGCCGAAGTTCCAAGGCACAGATCCTTTGACGAAGACGGCGCTTCCAGCGTCACCAACCGGGCGCAAGGCATGCTGGACTACCACGCGCTTCCCGTCCGCGTCGAGACGCCAGAAGGCGGAGTGCGCACCGGAGTCACACCGGATGGTGTAAGCTGGTCAACGACGATGCCCGCGGACTATGGCTTCATCGACATGGGGATCAACGGCTCAGATGGAGATTCCATCGACTGCTACGTCGGTCCTTCACCGGAATCCAGCAACGTATTCGTGGTAGACCAGTACGATGTCAACGGCAAGAACTTCGATGAAACGAAGTGCATGATCGGCTATCACACCGTGGAAAGCGCGAAAGAAGACTATATGCTTGGCCACCATCTGTCCAGCATGACGTTCGCAGCCATCACGTCATTCACGATGCCGATGTTCCGCCGCTGGTTGGCGACGCATGATCATTCGAAACCGTGCGATGCAGGAGTACTTTAGTGGCCAGGGCCGGAGTAACGCACGACGGACATCTTATGTGGCACTGTCCAGGGTGCGACTCCACCCACGAAGTTCCGATCAAGGGCGACGACGCTTGGGAGTGGAACCAATCCACGTACGCGCCGACGGTGGACCCCTCCATCCTCATATTCGACTACGACACCGGCATCACGCAGTGCCACTGTCGCATGAAGGATGGAATGATCTACTTCTTCGGTGACAGCTCGCACAAGCTGGCGGAGCGCACGGTTGACATGGACGATGACTTTGTTTGCGTAACCAAGGCGGTAGTGTGAACCCAGTATTCGTACAGACCCAACTGCTTGCCACTGGCAATCGCTTCCTACTAGTGGACACCCCATCAACCGGCAGCATGGCCCTGTATCTCAATGGCCTGTTCTTGACGCAGAACGTGGACTACACGCTCCTGGACAACGCCATCACGCTTCTGCACAAGACTGTCGGTGACGGAGACGTGCTTACGGCGTGGTACATGAAACCGATCACAGCTACTCAGTGAAAGAACCGAGACTGTAATGACCGCATGGCTTATCGAGCGCGCCGATGTTGCGACGCCGCAATACTTCACCGTGCGCAACGGCGAGATGGCCTACACCCTGGACGTTGAGCAGGCCATGCGCTTCTCGCGCGGACAGGACGCCGCTGCGCTGCTTACGTACGTATTCTTCATAGACGCCACAGTGCGCCTGACCGAGCGCATATTTGCAGAACGCCGTACACCATGGGACTCCCGCCAGTCGGGCCAAACTAGAAAGGCGGGATAAGTGACACCAGAAATAGCGGTGGGAATTGGCGGCATACTGACTAGCATCATAGTAGCTGCTGTAATCTATGGGCGACTCACACAGCGAGTGGACGACGGAGATAAGAAAACAATTCAGCTAGAGCTAGGGCAAAAAGAGCACGGCAGTCGCCTCAGCGGGTTGGACCTGAAGGTGGATCGTCTCGAGCAATGGCGGAGCGGGTTCTCGGACGCGGCGCATGTCGCCGGAGTTTCAAGTTCATTGACGTCCGCTTTGGTGGCTGAGGCCGTCGACAGGCGCGCCGCCATAGCCACGGAGCGTAAGGACAATGCATAGAGTCGTTCAAACTCGAGTGGGAGAAACAGGAAATTGCTTCGCGGCGTGTTTAGCATCAATTTTGGATCTGCCACTTGAAGCCGTGCCGGAGATGTCCACGGACGATCAGGCTGAGCGCGCCAACGACTTCCTGGCCGGTTACGGTCTGTCCTACCGCCGCGCATTCATCGACGGCAAGAAACCCAGCGGCTACTCCACGATCGAGGGCGTCAGCCCGCGCGGCGGAATGCACGCCTGCGTCGCCCTGGACGGCGAGCTGCTGTGGGACCCGCATCCCATCGAGGACGGCACTGGCCAGGGCCTCGTGGAGCCGCGATACTACGGGCTGCTGGAGTCCATTCTGGGCGTCACCGGCAAGGAGCTGAAGAAGCACAAGTCGCTGGGGCTGGACGCTCTGAGCCATAAAGATTTTGCGGACTCCGGCGTTCCAAAAGGATATACAAAAGCAACGTGGGCAGCGCACATAGAGAAGTGCAGAGCTGCTGCCAAGAAGCGTCGTGAACTACTTCCGAAGAAGCCAGCAAAAGACCAGGCCGGTACGATGACGCAGCTTCGCAAGAAGGCGATGAAAGAAGGCCCGTTCTTCATCCAGGAAACGACGGAGAGCGGCGCGGAGCGCACCATACCAGTGAAGAACCTGCGAAGGTATTAGATCGAGGCGCGTCGATGCCATACACCAAGATGTCCTACTGCCGCGCCCGCGTGCCATTCCTTTGGAAGTGGACGCGCGAATGCGGCGTGCTGTACGCGCCGGGGGCGGACCATTGCGGCGTCTGCGGCGCGCCGCGAACCGAGCTCGTAGTGCCGAAGCCCATCAAGATCCCGCCTGGCATGGTCTACATAATATACGAAAGCAAGAAGGAGAAGCAATGATTGTAATTATTTTGGTAGTTCTCATCCTCATGAACGGCGTCGGATTCGGCACCGCCCCGGTCGGTGGCTACCGCTACGGCTACGGCGGCCTCGGGTTCCTGCTGCTGATCCTGCTCATCCTCCAACTGCTCGGCTTCATCCATGCCTAGAGGCGTCAAACGAAAAGTGGAAGAAGTGCTGGTGTTCGGCCGTGGTCGTTTCACCGCCGCACCGGACTTCACTACCAAACCCTGTACTAACGGCAAGCACCACAAATGCTACAGCCTGAAGTGCGCATGCGACTGCCACAAGGCCACCGCAGATAAAGTGAAGTAGCAACCACACTTACAAGGATACCGCCACGTGCCGATGCCCAACGTGTCAGACGAAAAACTGGCAGCCATAACAGAGGACGTCAAGTCTAGGCTGTATTCCAGCGACGAGATAATCGTAAGGAGACAGTGCGGAAGCGGTACGGTCGCGAAGGTGCGACGTCAACTGAAAGCGGAAGGATTAGACGTGTCGCTACTGCGACGCAACACTCTGCCGGACATCACAGAATCTATGAAACCGGCAGTGCCCGAGACCGACCACCAGCAACTGCTGCGCAAGGCTCTGAAGAAAGGGCCGAAGACGGCCGAGGAGTTGGCGGACATACTTGACTGCGGTCCATCCAAGGTGCGCGCGCTCGTCGAGTCCATGCAGCTGGGCGGCTCGCTCCTGGCGTCCCGCAAGGACGGGTTGATACAGCTGCTTGAGGGCGTGCACATCGAGCCTGCAACCACGGTGTTCAAGGGCGTGGTCGGCACGCAGCGATTCGGTCTTATCAGCGACAATCACCTATGCAACAAGCATTCTCGTCTCGACGTTCTCAACGCGGCGTACGACCACTTCGAGCGCGAGGGCATCGCGGTCGTATACAACGGCGGCAACTGGATCGACGGCGAGGCGCGCTTCAACAAGACCGAGCTGATCACGCGCCCCGGCATGGACGCCCAGTGCGACTACATGATCGACAAGTACCCAATACGCAAGGGTATAGAGACACAGTACATCGCAGGCGACGATCACGAGGGCTGGTATCAGCAGCGCGAGGGCGTGGAGATAGGCCGCTACCTGGAGCTTCGGGCGCGCGAGCAGGGACGCACCGACCTCAAGTACCTGGGTTACGGCGAGCACGACATCAAGTTGCATGTCAAGGGTGGCGGATCGGCTCCCATGCGGCTGGTGCATCCGGGCGGCGGCTCCAGTTACGCCACCAGCTACACGGCGCAGAAGCTGGTCGAGAGCTACCAAGGCGGCGAGAAGCCGAAGGTGCTGCTCATCGGCCACTACCACAAGTTCGAGTACGGCTACCCGCGCGAGGTGCACGCCTTGCAGCTGGGATGCACCACCGACCAGAGCCTGTTCATGCGCAAGCTGA